AAAAAATGAAAAAAACTCCCATTTCCTTTTTACTACTCTACAATTATAAAACATTAAGAAGGTATTAGGAGTTTTTTTCATTTTTTGCGTAAATTTCGCAACTAATGAGATAAATTGGAAATTCCAATTTTTTTCGTTTTTTTCGTTTTTTTCGCACCAAAGTTAATAAATTGAAAATTCCTAAATTCCTAAATTCCAATTATTCTGTCATTTTGCGTAATTTTCAAAATAAAGTTAATAAATTGGAAGTTCCTAAATTCCAATTAATTCTACACCTTGTAAAAATATTCCAATAAGTTAACTAAATTGTAAATTCCTAAGTTCCTAAATTCCAATAAATTGTACACCTTGGAAATTTATTACAAAAAGTTAATAAAATTGAAAATTCCAAAATTCCAATTAATTGTTCACTTTGGAAAATTATTCCAATTAGTTATGTAAATTGGAAATTACAAAATTCCAAATATTCTATCATTTGTTGAAATTTATATTATAAAATTGCTTAATTGTAAATTCCTAAATTCCAAATAATTATACATTTCCAGATATATATATATTAGGAGCTATTAAATTATTAATTAATAATTAGGAGAAACCAAAACTTTTACGGCTGAAAATTATAAATATACTAAACATATTCGTATATTATAATATATTATATAATTTCCAAATTTTTAGTTTGCAATTAGTAATTTATGCTTCAATTTTTTGCGTTTGCAATGGAGGAAATTGGAAGTTTAGAGAGAAAAGTTTAAATACTAGCAGAAGGCATTTAATTATGTTAGTGAGGACTATCCTTCTTTTTTTTATTATTTTTTTATATATATTAATATTATTACAATCGTAATATCTTAATATTTATATATTTGTATATTATGCTAATTAGTTAATTAGTATATTATATATATTAGCTAATTAGCTAGATAGTAGTTATTAATTATATAATTATTCTTCAGTTCAAAATAGATTCTTTTAGACTTTTTCACCGCTCGTAATCAATTTGTTTCATGCTAGGAATAAAAAGTGGCCTTTTTTAAAAAATTGGAGATAGAAAAATTGGAACCTTCAATTTATATATGCAGCGATGATAAAAATTGGAAACTTCTTATTGAAAGTCGAGAGATACAAACGTAAAAGTTTAGAGAAAGATTTATATATGAGTTTTTACATATATGATATCAGTGAAAGAGAAATGAAAAAAGAAGTAATAATTGAAGGAGAAACGTACTATATTGAAAGTGAGGATGACCTAGTTAGCATAGTTCATGAGTTAGTCAAAAGAGGGTTTACAGTTAAGGAGATTGCATACGGACTAGGAATCAGTGAGAAAAAGGTCAGGAAATATTTAGAAGACTGTTGGTAAGTTAAGTTTTGTTTTTTTATTTGTAAGTTCTAATTCTCCTTTTTAGAATTTTTATTTTTCTCCTAATTAGCTAAGATTATGCTTAGTTTTTTTCAGTTTTGTGATAGTAATTGTAAAGGTTGAAAAATCAAGGAGGTGAAAAAATAAAGAGATAGAGAAGTAAAAAGATAGAGAAAGATTTATATAGCAGAAGATACATATATGTAAGTGGTGAGTAAAAAGTGAAGTATGAAGTCTTAAATCAAATCGTAAATCAAGTATTTGAAGACAGTACAGTAGACGAGTTACAGCTGAGATTTAGGGAAGATGTTGAAGTTAGTCCAGAAGAATTTAAACAGTTAATCGGTCAAGGTACCTTGGTAACTGGTACAGAAGATTACGGTGTAATAACTGACATTTACGAATATTGGGAAGAAGGAAAAAGGTACGTTAAAATGTTATTGGTCTACTATAAGAAAGATGAGAAATATTACGTAATGGAGTTACAAATGTGGAGAGAGATTAAGCTATAATTTTCTTTTTTTATTTCATTAATTTTTTTCTTATTTTTATTTTTTAATTTTTTCTTTATTATCTAAGACTATGGACTATTTTTTTCATTTTTCAGATACTAATTCAGGAGGTTGAAAAATCAAGACGGTGAAAAGATAAAGAGATAGAAAGATAAAAGAATAGAGAAAGATTTAAATAGTAGAAGATACATATGAAAGAATGAGGGGAAAAAGGTGAATGGTCAAGAATTAAGTCAAAAGATAATTTCAGTAGTTAGAGATTTTTTAAATGATCAATTCGTACAGAGGAAAGTGTTAAAAACGAAAAAAGAACTGACATTTAGCGAAAAACAGCTTAAAGAAATTGTTGAAAAAATTATGGAATATTACGGGATAAATTCAAATAATATCAATATCTTTAATGATAAGATTGAATTCAGATTTGATTATGATTTTGGCACTGTATTTGGTATATATCACGAAACTAGATACATAAGATTATTTTTTGAAAAAAGAAACAATATGTTAAAATTGACTAAAATTGAACTTGAAAAGTAAGTCTTTCTTTTTTTCTTTTTCTTCTTTTTAATTCTTAGTTTGTTTTTTTCTTTTCTAAATATTAGCTAAAGCTATGCCGAATTTTTTTCATTTTCCAGATACTAATTCTGCAGATAGAAAAATTTAAGATGTAAAAATATAAAATTGTCATATTTTTATGGAAATATTGGGGAAAGAAAAATAAGTTTTAAAGAAGTTAAAAAAATTATAGATTTGTTTTTTGAAGATTCTAATATACAAGAATTAAGTTTAAAATTTAAGATTTCTTTTGAAATTAATGAAGAAGATTATCGGCAATTAATTGAATTAGCATTTAGTCAATTTATTTATCCTTTAAACGATAATATTGAGATAAGAATTAATACTATGGAGTTAACAGATAATGAAAAAGATTTATTATATGAAATTCAAATAGTGCGTACTAAAAAATTGTGAATCTTTTCTAATTTCATTATCTATCTTTCTGAAAAATTCTTTATTTTTTTAAATTTACAGAAAACTATATTATTTAGTTCTTGATAATATTATTTGACCAAAAATGGCGATAACATTATTAGAAGGAGCACTATATGGATTTTTTGCAGTAACAGGAGTGTTAATTGGTAGTTTCGTAATTGGAGAAATAGTACACTTATATAATGAAAAGCAGTCAAATGAGAATTTTGCTAAAGCTGTTGATCAAATGTCAAAAAGTACAGTTATTGCTATTGAATCAATTAAGGACACGACAGTAACTGGAATAAATGCATTATTGAATATGGATACTTTAAGAGATGTAAATTCATTAGCTAGAGAAAAAGCAAAAGATCAAAATCCAAATACGCAAGCTAAATAATTTTAATTTTTAAGGTATTATTTTTTTAGTCTTTTTTATATTTTATTTTTGCATATTTTTCAAGTTTTGAAGATGAAAAATAGAGATGTAAAAGATTAGAGAAAACTTTATATACTAGTTTTTACATATATAGTATTGGTGAAAAGGATGGAAAAAGCACAAGTCGAAAAAAAAGTTAAAGCATATTATTTTTTCAGTAATGACGATAGTCTTGATAGTAGTAGACTATCATTGCTTGTGATAAAGACACATTTCGGCGTATACCAATATATCATCAAGAAAGCAATCAATAAGGATGTGTTTTATGTTCCGTTATCAAAAAAAGTAATACTAAAGTTATGGAGCGATAAAAAGGGGAATTTACTATTTTCCTTCATTCCTATAAGTCCACCAATATTTCTAAGTGATTATGAAGTTGTCAATTTCGATTTACTGAATGTAGCAGATGATATCAGCGGAAATTTATTAGTCGATACAAGCAAAAGCCAAATAGATATAAAAGGATTATCTTCATTACTAAATGCGATAAAAGATATCACAGGCGTTAATGTTCCTACTGATGTTCTTGTCTTATTAGCATATTTGTTATCAAGTTAATTTTTTTTATCAATAATTTTTTTCAAGTTCTTAATATTATTTCTAGTATTTCTAATTTCTTATTTTCTTATAATTATTTATTTTTATCGATAATTTTTCTCATTTTTTAGATATTTTTACTAATTCCGCAGAAATTGTAAGCATAAAAAAGTAGAAAGCTATAAACGTAAAAATTGAGAGAAAGCTTTATATATGAGTTTTTACATAATGTATATTGGTGAAAGAAAAATGACTGAACAAATAAAGTTAAGTCTAAGGTCAAAACAAAAAGAGTTATTACAAAAGTTTTTTTCAATTGCACAAAAGGATGAGGTTGGAGATCTATGTATTTCCATGTACAATTCTAATGGTAAACTAACTTTATTTGAACAAGATGCACAAAAATATCAACCATATGCTTATTTCAGGATAATGAGATTAGTAGAGAAAGGCATATTTTTCATAAAAGTTAAAAAAGTAAAAAGAAACAAAAAGTTTTTGTGTATGCATTCTAGCATAGCAGAAAAATTAAAAAGTCAATTTGAAAGTTAATCTTTTTTTAAATTTTTTCTTTTCTCCTAATTACCTAATTCTATCGATAATTTTTCTCAAATTCCAAATATTAATCCTACTTATTCCAAAAAATAAAGATTTAAAAATGTCATAATTCTTTTAGATTTTTGAAGGTGGTGAATAGGTAAATGAAATTTAAAGAATTAAAAGAACTTGTTAATATATTTTCAAAAAATGCTGAAATAAAGGAAATCATAATTAAAACTAATGATTCAATTGAATTATCAGGTGATGAATTTTATGAGTTGACAAAAGATAAAAAATTCGTAAATACATCTGTAAAAAATGCAATTTTTACAGTTGAATTTGAACAAAATGAGTTCACGAAATTCTTATTTAAATATGAAGAGATTGATGATATAGCTTATGTAAAAGAAATTAAGATGTGGCGTGAAGTTTAATTTTTTTCAGTCTAGGAATAGAAGTAGGTGAAATGAGATATGAATTTAAAGAAAGTTAAACGAATTATAGACATGTTCTTCAAAGAAAAAAATCTTGATGAGTTAACTTTAGCGTTTAAGAGATCTTTAATACTTACAGAAAATGAATATAACGAATTAGTAAGGAGACCAAATCTATCTTTTATAGATAAGGATCCCTGGATAACTTCAGATGAATTTGTATATTATGAATTATCAAACAAAGTAGTTAAGCTTATTATTCATTATTTTAAAGAAGATGGTTTTATAAATATCTTAGAAATTGATCTATTTCGTGAAAAAAGATAAAAGGTGATAAAAATGGAATTTGAAGAATTAAAATCGATTATTGATAAATTTTTCCAAGATTCGACAATAATAAGAATAAATTTAAGATTTAATAAAGAAGTAATAGCTTCATATGACCAATTTGAAGAGATTGTTAAAGATGCCGATTTATTGCATAGATATGATGATAGAAATATAAGAACTGATATTTGTGAATATAGAAAAAATATTAATTCAATAATTAATTATTATGTGAAAGACAGTAAAGTTTATATTGTTGAAATTGATTTTTGGAGATCTAGTTAATTAGTTAGCATATTTTTCTATAACATTTAATAGCTGTTTTTTAACTGCATTATAACTAAAGTTTTCTATCCAGAAATTGTAATTTTCTTCAACTTTAGCCTTATATTCTTCATAATTATTTAGAACATCTAGAATTTTATCTATTGCTTTTTCTATACACATTTGAACTCCATTTCCAATATGTATCGGATTATCTGGGAAAATTTGTGGATTTTTACAACTATCAATTAATAGATCTTTCAAGTTAAGAGGATAATAGTCTTCCCAAGCTCCACCTTTTGTCGCTATAGCTGGAATTTTATTTATAAAAGCTTCTAAACCATTTAATTCGAAACTTCCGCCTCTACTAGTTAGCAAATATAAATCTGAAATTCTGTACATTTTAACGATATTGTCAAAAGAAGTATTTCCATAGATATTGAACATTTTTAAATCTTGAAAATCTGTTCTTGGGAGACCGCTTTTTATCAAGAAATATATATCATTTCTTTCTTTTTGTAGTTCCTTAGCTATCACATGAAAAATATCAGCTCCTTTTCTATAATCACTATGCCATAATGAAATAAATATTAGTTTGAAATTCTTCTCTTTCTTTAATTTTTCAATATATAGAACTTGATCATCTAATTGTAGTTCTTCATCTTTCGCCAAAAGTCTATCTTTAAAATTATGGAAAACTTTATAAACAGGAACTTTTAATCCAGAATTTTTAAATGCATTAATTGACCAAGTAGAATTTAAAATCATTCCATCCGTATAATTATTTGCATAATCTATATATTGTTTTGCAATTTTATCAGTATCTGCTACTTCAACTCCTAGAAGTGCGGAAACTCTAGTTCTATATTGTTCAAAAAATGAAAATTCGACTTTTGACCATCTCCACATAGAGTAAAATAAGGGATGAATTATTGAAATTGGATATCTAAAAGGTGTAAATTGGTAAAATGATAATGTTGGAATTTCATAAACTATATATTTCTCTCTTAGCATTTTCACATGTTCTTGAGCTACAAATTTGAATGAAACGTCGTGGTGTTGAGGATAAACATAGAAAATAGTTGTTTGCATTTCCAGATCAACCTATCAAAAGTACAAATTCAGGAATATGTTTGAAAATTTGTGGAATATCTTCATATCTAAATTCCATTTTTATTTCTCTATCTGGAGTTTTTACATAATGAATAGTTCCTAATTTTAATATGTTCATATGCGGAACAAAATTATGAATAAATATGTCAACTGGTATTTCTTTATAATATTCATTTTCTATATATGTATTTATTGTATATTCCAAATATGGTAATAATGATTTTCTGAAAATATAATTTGTACCACTGCAAAATGGTCTAATTTCATTTGCCCAGGAATAATAAAGCCAATAGCAAGGAATAAAAATTCTTTCATTTGGAATAATTTGTCTCAAATTTGGTATAATTAAATCACTATCAATAATTGCAATTATATCATCTTCTATATTTTTTGCAAAATTTACAATTGTTAATAATTGTTTTGCAATTCTTAACCATCTAATATCCGTATTCGTTTCGTTCCAAATTATTTTTTCTTGATATTTCTTAATTTGTTCTTCAGTTATATCATTAAAAGTTTTATCGACTACTACGTAATCAAAATCTAGTTCATCTAAATGTTTTGTAAATCCAACAAAAGTGAAAATTTTCATAATAATTTCTAAACAATATGACATATTTTAATTTTAAATGATCTAAATGAGAACAAACTATATACATTATATTTATTATATGAATTATAAGATGTGACACTTTATTTTAGTCAATTACTTATTAAAATTGTATGAGTGTAACTTATACTTCAATTTCTTCACTTTTAGCTAGTCCATTCCAAAGACTAACTTCTAGCATGTGGAACACTGCTACATTACTTCTATATCAACTCTATGAAACCGGTGGAAATTCATTAACTTCAATTCTACAAAATGGAAATTTATATATCCCGAATAGCGTAAATGCATTAGCTGGATTTTTCAAAAATGAAGTCTATGTTTCTGGTCAACCAGTTCTTACAGAACAAGATCCAATTTATATAGCTGGATTTATCTCAACTGCAAATCAACAAATAAATCAAATTCTATATTCAAATCAACAACTTTATTATTCTATTTCTAAATTACCAAAACAAATTTCATATGATTTATATACAAATTTATATAGAACTATTTCAGATTTAATTTATAAATCTGTTTCTGATTTATTTTATTCTTTAGTTTCACAAGTTAAACAATTACAAAAATCTACAACAATTACACTTTATCAAATTGCAGATTTTGTAGCTTATACATTTACATATTTCTATTTAGCTACTGTCGGATTAGCTAATACTTTAAATAAATTAACATTATATTTATCTCCTCCAACTATAGAAGGTTTACAAATTAATTTATCGACAGTTCCTTCTCCACTTTATAGCGGTTCAACATTAGAAACTGTTAGGATAATTCTCCAGAATTTGAGTAATTATGTAGTTTATATTGGTAATCAATTGTACAACAGTTTTCCAATCTTGCCCGGTGATAGTTTAGAATTTCATGTTAGAAATCCAGCTAATGTTTACGCTTGGGCAACTGGAAAATGTAAAGTTTATGCTCTATTTGAGGTAGTTCAAACATGAATTTTGATGATTATTTTTGTAAATTACAGTGTTGTTATTGGAGAGAATTCGAATATGCTTATTCAAAATTAGATGTTAAAGATAAAACAATTACAATAATTGGTAATGACTGTGGTAGTTCTGCTTTATATTTTCTTTTAAAAGGTGCTAAAAAGATAATTGGATTTGAAAAAGAAGAGAAACTAAATCAAATTTTTAAAGAAAAAATTTGTAAAGAATTCAAGATTTGTGATAAAGTTGAAATTCATGAGGAATGGAAAAGTAACGAATATCCTGACAGTGATATTTTCATTATGGATTGTGAAGGTTGCGAAAAAAATCTAGATTTTTCTAAATTACAAAAGTACAAACAATATTGTATAGCAATTCATGATTGGACAGAGAATAGATTTGATTTGTTGAGAAAATTATATGGAACAATTCTAACTTTTATAACTGATGATAATAGAGAATTTGTATTTTGTAAATTATGATTAGAACGGCGGATAAACTAAAATTTTAGAACCTGCATTTAGTCCATTTGTAAACTGTACTATATATCCATTCATATCTATAAATCCAGTTCCTGTAAAACTTTTTGATGTTATTAAATTTCCATTTAAATCAAATTTATATACAGTAAATGAATTCGTTTGTTGTACGGATACATATACGTATCCGTTAGCGATAGTAAAAGTTGAACTATTATTTGATAATTGAATTAATTGTTTAATAGATATGACAGTATTCGTGAATGTGTCAAATATTACTAATTTTACATATCCATTAGTTGAATAATATACAAAATAAATATTTGTACCGTCTGTATATATAGATAATATTCCTTCATAGTTAAAATCATTTGTAATAGTTGTTATATAATTTGGAGTTATAGTTTCACTGTTACATAATACATTAGCATAACTATGCCCGTTGGTATATAGAAGTTGTAATGGAACATATTCTATTGCAATAGTATTAGAATTATTAATTCCAGCTATTAAATAAAGATTGTTTCCAACAGTTATTTTGGGCATTCTATATAAATATAACGAATTACCAGCTGAATCTGTAAGTGCAAATGTTCCATATAAATATGGTGATAATGATGAGTTAAAAATTACATATCCAGTTCCACCAGTTAAAGATCCTGGGTTAGCGCCACCTATTGCTATTATATCATTACTATTACCTTTAACAATTGATGAAGTATTCATATTATCACAACTTCCACCAGGAATTTTGAAAATTGACAATTGTTGAGTTGAAGTATTGTAAAATGCGACATATGGTGAACATGGTTCCGCACATGGAGACCAAGGATTATAAGCTTCTTCTCCGCCTCCAAATGCAATAAGACCAGGTACCGTAGAATAACCGGTTATATTACTGTAATCTGTATTGGAATTTATCGTAGTATTATCAGGTAATACAGAAACAGAACCATCTGGATTTATTAATACTGCGTAATCACCTGTGCTTCCTGGAGTTAATTGAAATACTATTTTATTCGGAGGTAAGAAGTATCTAGCATTTAAGGAAATGGAATCTGGAAGTGTTTGTTGAAGTGTAGTTGAAAATAATGCTGTAAAACATTTATTATTTATTATAATTGCATTTCCATTTATCAATATTTCTCCATAATTTTGTCTACATATTAAATTTTCTATAATTGCGTTATCATTTAAAACAATAGTTCCATTATTTGTTCCAATTAGAAAATCATTAATAATTGAATAACCATTAAGATATATAGTATTATCTAATTGATATATAATCAAATTTTTGATATATGTATTATTAGCATTAATAGGATATTGAAGATTATAAATTAATACATTTAAAAATGCCGATTTTGAATTTACTAAATTACTGAATATTGAACCATAACAATCTAATAGAAAATAAGTATTAAAATCAAAAGTTAGGAATTGTTTAACTGTGTATATGATATCGTTAAATTTTCTAGATTTAACAATTTCATTAGGCTGAACAAAGTTTAAAGATTTTGCTAATGCTATATTATTTTCATTTGCTAATTTTATAATTGCTTTTATTAAATTATTCATATATTCTATAGTTAAAGGCAGTCCAGGTCTAGCTTGAATTAATGGAATAAATGGATATGGCTTTAAATTTGAAATATAAAAATACATATCTTTAAATAAATCATAAAGAGTATATATATTTCCATATGAAAATTGATATTGTAATAGATATTGAAATGAAGTATTTATATATTTGTAAACTGAGTATGCAGTATAAAGATCTTGAACTATTTCATTCCAAAGTTGTGAAGAAATTAAAGATTGTTTCGCTATTTTATTCAGTAATTTACTAAATGAAGTAATTGGATAACAAGTTGATATTGGATATGAATATTGATTTGATGATTGAGTTAATGATTGAGTTGATGAACTAGTAGTAACTAGATTAGAAGACATTCTAGATCACTAACTATAAATTGCAGTTAATTGAGGATTTGTGTTAGACGGCATTACGCCGTTAGGCGGATAAGTCCTCATTCTCATGAAATTCCAAGCTGTTTGCCACCAAAAGCCTGAGCTAACAGAACCAATAGCACTTAAATATAATTGTGTAGAACTAGAAAGTGGGTTATTATTAACTGTTCCACAATATCCGCCGGCAGAACTATAGAATTGTGGAGCTATACATCCATACCATGAACTAGCTGAAGATCCGTAATAATAAACCCATGCATAAACCCACTGTGAAACTGCACTACCTTGTTGATTTAAATCATTAGTTTCACTGCCATTTATATAATATGATTGAGAAAAATATGAGTTACTATATCCCATAGTTACTCCAATTGCATTTATAGAAGATGTATTTGTATTATCTGCAATTCCCGCCATACCGTTATTAGCTCCTAATCCTCCAGCTTGATTTCCTAGGTCTATTGTTGAAGATTCTGCAATTACTGGTTGATTTGGTACACTTTTTCCAATATAAACAAATCCAACATTATTTGAATATCCAGATAAATATATTGCATTTATTTGATTTCCTAATGGCCCAGTTGTAGAAATTTGTTGAATTGTATTTCCAAAAGTATCAAAATTTGATAATGGTTCATTTCCGTTAAAATAAATTAAGAATACATTTTTTCCATTATCATATTGTGCATAAGTCTGAGATAAATCCGATCTCAGTCCAGTATAAGGATATTGAATTGAATTTCTTACAAACATATAAATTGTAATTGAAGAATTTGCGGGAATTGAAATTGGTAAATTAATCCAGATATAAACGTTTGATAAATTGGAATTATAACTTTCAATCCAAGCATATAATGGCGTTTGACACTGAGAATCTAAGCAAAATTGTAAATTAAGTAATTGTGAAGGACTAGAAATTATGTTTGATAAATTCAAAATTAGCAATTGTTGAAATGGACTTGAAGTTGGATCAGGTTGAGAATTTGTAATTGTAATTGTATAAGCAGTAATTAGTATTGCACCAAATTCAATTAATTCACTTACCAAAGTAGGATTTTGTGCTGAAATTTGTACTTCTTGCGGATTTGAAACTGTAATTTTCAAACATTGTTTAGGCATTAAATAAATCGAATTATTTATTTGAATTGAATTATTTCCTAAATTTTGTAATGTTATACTTCTCCAAGTTTGAAGATATCCAGATTGTAAATATTGAGATGTTAGTTGTGCTAAATTCGAATTTCCAGAAAATATAAATTGTGTGCCGGCTATGACGTTAGGAATTACAATTTTAGAAATTAAATTAGGAATTAATACTTCTATTTGCTTTTTTATAGTTGGTAATTTATAATTTATATTATAGCTAAGTGAAGGAGGCGGAACAATAACTTCAGATAATTCGACGGTAGGTCTATTTGCGAGTTCTTGAAAAACATTTCCAAAAGTATACGCTAGTGGTTTTGCCAAATTATATAATACATTATATCCATTAACTTTCAATTGTGCTACATATAAATATTTTGCAAATACATCTTTTAGATTTTGAAAATTACCATTTTGATAATATTGTAATAATTTAGCTGTACCGTATTGATTTATAAATATTAAATTCTGAACAAAGTTGTTCCAGTCTTGTAATGATAGATATTCTAACGGTAATTTGTAACTCATCTTGTATGGCAAAGGCATGATATAATATATCAAAAATGCGGTAAATAAAAAATCAAATCTAATACATTATATAATGTATATGAGTTGTTTTGCATGTGATAACGTAACCCATACACTATATAAAATATATAATGTATATGATGTTTAGAAATTGTTAGTAAGCACTTCTTAATTGCCAATTGAGTGTTATCAATTGAATTTCTTCATCAGTTAATCCATATTTCTTCAATTGTTGAAGATAAGATTGTGCAGTATTAAGATCTATTTTATGTTTCTCAAATAGTAAGCTAATTGTAGTAATTATTTCATTAACATATCTGCTAACTCTTCTATTTCTTGCATATTCAAAATATGTATTTTGTAACTCTTGCGGAATCTGGAATTCTGTAAATACTTTCTGTAGTAATTGTTGTGGATTTGATACATATTCGCTAATTGAAAGTGCTTTTGTCGGCGTTAGATATAGTTCTTGTAAGCCTGTCACAATTTTTCTTACTTGTGCAAATAATTTTATTACATTTAATAATGCTTCATTAATTCCATATTGTTTTAACAAACTTTCAAATTGTAAATTCTGATAATTATAAATTAATGCAGTTATGTATTCAGATTTGAAAGATTGTACTTCTTGTGCTACTAGTAAATGTTGATAATAGTTTACATACAAATTCAATAATTCAGATGGGATAAAGCTATATTCTATTAATTTTTGATCTAGATAATTGTACTTTATTGCATTTTCAATTATGGAAATTGAAGGCAAATGTCTTCTCCAAATTTCAAGACCAAAAGTACTAGCATATTGTTCTAGAAGAATCTTTATTTGATTATCAGGAATTCCTAGTTTTCTTAGTTCACTTTCTGCATTTCCTAGATTTATTGGAACTTTCCCGACTTTATATAATTGACCTTCTATAACATTTTGAATTATTGTATGTACGTTATAAAATGTCGGAATATAAGTATTTACAATTAATTGAGCTATATCTTTCTGCATTCCTAATTTCTCTAGTTCATTTATTGCGTTATCTGGCTTAATTTCCAAATCTTTTAATGATTCTTTTATATACTCAATTTCTAGCGTAGTTTGATAAGTCAATAATGCAGGCTTAATTTCATATTCTATAACTTCTTTTGGTAATTTTGAAATATCTGAAAGAATTCCATGTCTAGCCAATTGGAGATGATAATTAATAATTTTTGGATATATGTATTCGTAATAAAACTTTTGATTATATAAATCAAGAGCTGTTTTATCTTTTACTATTTTTCCTAATTCTCCAGATAATTGTTGTTGATCATAGTATAAAGTTTTCGCAATTGTTTCAATTACGCTTAATTGTAGTTTTGCGATATTTATGTTATATTCTTCTTGAATTATCTGATTTAGCAGATATTCATTAATATTCAATTTCTTCAATTCTACTTCTGCAATTTTTGAATCTATTTGGAATTGTCTTAATTGACTCTTTAAAATTGTCAAAAATGCAGATATTTGTAATTCTTGATTTATAAAGTTTATAAATGCATCTTCATATTCTTTTATTATTCCAATTGCTTTAAATTGCTTTTTGATTTCATCTAAAGATAAATAGCCTTTTTTCGCTAAACTTTCTAGATTTGATAATTGAAACTTTATAAGTTGTTCTGTTTGATTTTCGTAAATCAAAGCTGAAATAATTGCAGAATCAAATCCAATATGTTTTAGATCTTTTTCTAAATCTCTTGGAGAAATTAGAAAACTTTTAAGTTTGAATTGATATTCTTTTAGTATATTTTGCAATTGTGCAAATTGTAATTCACTTTCTAAAATTTGTAATGCTATTTGTTCATTAAATTTATTAGCTTTCAATTCTTCTTTAATCTTTTTCTGATCAAAAATTCCTAACCTAACGATTTGTTGTAATTGTCTTAATAGAAGTTGATTAGTATAAATTAACTGAGATTGTGTGATCATAGTATCGAAAACTGTTCTTACTTCTTCTGGATATCCTAGATCTTTAAATAATTTAGCAATTGTATCATCTAAATATTTAAAATCAAGGTACGGTCTTCCAAAATTTGATAAAGCTCTAGATAATAATGATCTTAAAAATTGTCTAACAATTCTCTGAACTGCATATTCATATTCTAATGTGAAAGTTTTTAGAAATAATTCTTTACCAGTTAAATTAACATTTTGAATTATTTCTTCATAAGCTTTTTGAGGAGTAATAATAAATTGTCGAATCCCTTGCTCTACAGTTCTTTGTAAAAGTCTAGCAGTTTGGTTTTGATACATTAATTTTGCAGTTTTTGGAGTTAATAAATTGTTATATGCATATTTTTCAAGATCTGAAATGTTTAAAATTCCATATTGTGTCCCTAAGATTAGATCGCGAATTCCTACAGGTCTAAATAATGGATTTTTAGGAGCGAAATCATTAACTGGAGGTTCTAGATAAGCATTAGTAAACCAAGCTGGATAACCAGTTAGCAATATTGTTTCTTTTAAGTGATCTTTAATTTCTTCAAAAGACCTTACAGCTACCCATCTTCCAATTTGTACAAATGGCGGATCTGCAAATGGCAAATCGCCCAAACCAATTTCATTAAATATTTCTCTCGCTGTAATTTTAAAATCTGAAATAAATGGTTCTTTTATAAATTCTTTTAAAGTTATAGCAAGTTCAGTTCTTATTTCATTTAAAAAATCTACTGAAGTTTCTGCAAAAGCTTTTATAATTTCTCCAAATTTAATTGGAATTTTTCCGCCTAATCCAACTGGAGCTAAATCTATTTCTATTTCTGGTAAAATTTCAGCTAATTTATCTACAATAACTGGTAAGAATTTTCCAATTGTAATTGGAGCAATAAATGGTGATAAAAATTGAGTAAGTTGAGAAATTGCATTAGAAATATGTTTCATATTAGCTCCGAAAAAGTTCAGAAAATCGGAAATTACTCCTGATATAATTTGTGCAAATGCGTTAGCTACATTTTGGAAAAATGAATATGCTGAATTTATGAAATCAGACGCAATTGAGGATAGAAATTCAAAAGCTCCTACAACTTGTTGTTCAAACCATGAAACAAATCCTTGAATTGTAGAAATTGCAGTTTGTACAAAATTCTGTAAAATTGTTAAGAAATTAGTTGCAATATTTGTCATAAAAGTAGGAATATCGGAAATTGCTTGTCCTAGGAAACTTGTAATATTTTTGATATCATTAACTATTGCATTAATAAAATTTATAAAATCACTAGATATCCAGTTTGTGAAATTTTCCAAATTTTCAATTTCATCTGCAAAGAATGTTCCTAACTCACCTAAATTCAATAGAAAACTCATATTGATTAAATTGTTTCTTTTCAAAATTATAAACATTACTAAAAAAATACAAAACTAAAAGTTCTTTCAATTTTTCGTTTGTTACTTTTTTGCATTCATCTGCTGAAAAATTGTAATGACAAGTATATAAATGAGAGTCGATAATTTACAAGAAATCTTTTTAAACTTTTAACTCACACAAATTTTTACTTTTCTAACGATAATTTACGCAAAATAACGGCGTAAAAACATTTATATATTAAAAAATTTTAGCATAAAAGAGTTAACCCAAATGCGTAATTCCAAAAAGATGAAAAAAATTTTATTTGACTTATTAGTCTACAATTATCTCGAAAAATTGAACTTTTCCAGTTTCGTACAATTTCAATATTTCTTCTAGCGTTAATATTTTTCCTTCTTCTAATCTTTGTGAAATTTGCACAATATATAGTTTGTCTCTTTTGTCTAATTTAATTTCTATCCTATTTTTCTCAAATTTTGTATCACATAATGAATTTATTAGTTGAACTGTTGAATCATGTCCAATTGCATTTATTATTTCTTCATTATCAATATTTGTACAAAATTCTAATCTGTCAATTTTATCAATTGTAACTTTTATTGGAAATTTAGATAACATATTTATTGAGAATGCATTTGCTAAATAATTTTTATTCATTTTTCTTCACCTTCAACAGGTTTAACTTGTAATCTTCTCATTTCTTTTACAACTTTTACAACTTCTAAAGCTTTTTGAAATACTTCAGATTTTCTAACTTCTTCTTTATCTTCTGTTGCTAAAGCCATAGTTAGATCATCTAGAGCTAAATACAATTTAGCTGTTAATTCCGTATTTAAATTTGATTTTTTCCTTGTTTCTGACATCTTGAGACAAAGTATAAACTATGACAGTTTTATATTTTTTGTAATGAATAGCTACTAATGGTTGACAATTACAGAAATCGAAAATTTCACAAAATTTGAAAAGTTTTTCAATTTGAAATTTCTTAATAGTTATTAAATCTTTTGAAGTTGACTTTACTTCAATTGGATAAATTGTATTGTCTTTTGTCGCTATAAGATCTGGAATTGCTTGTTTTCCAGTTCCAGAAGTTGGAATTCTTAACGCTTTAAATCCATTTTGTTCAAGAATTTCTAAAGTTTTATATTCATAATACTTACCAGATTGCCTAATGTTCATTTTCTATCACTTATTTAGATATTTTACATAAACTTCATGTTTTGTCCTACTAGTTTGTCCTACTAATTTAAATCCAGCTTTCTTGTATAAAGCGTTACTATGATCTGGTAGTCCTAAAGTCCATAGAACTTCAAAACCGTCATTCTTCAATTTCTCAGATAAATCATTTAGAAAATTCACTAAATGATCTCCTGGAGCAGTTTTTGTAACTCTTCTAATAAAATAAGATCTGTCGTTTGGAATATTATATTGTTGTGCAATAAAACGGAATGGTGTATTATCGTGTAACCAAGCTACTGCTACAATATATTTCTTGTCTTCTTCTTTTTGAAGATATATAAAATATCTACTATTTCTTCCAGCTCCACCGCCTTTTACCATTCCCTGAATATGATAATAGTCAATTAACATTCTTACTAATTTTATTAATTCTTTATTTTTTACTTCTTCAACTTCATATTTTGGATTCATTTATTAACTCAATAATGTATGACATTTATATACATTATGCAATTTGTAAGTTTATTTTTCTAGTTGAGGTATATAAATTGATAGTTATGGGAAAAAGGAAAGGTCAAAGAAATATTTCAGCTATGAAATATCACTTGTATAATAAAATATTGAATAGAAAATCTTTTCCCGCATTTTCTGTAATGTTTGACGCTGGAGTTTCTTCAGTTTTGCCGACTCCATTAGAGAATATTCAAATTCCTCCAGGAATAAATACAAATTATGGAATTGCATATGCTTCAATTGTTTCTTCTTTACTTTCTGCATTAAATAATCTAGCAAGTTCAACTTTTAATCCTAATTTTAATTCTCAAACATTTCTTAATTTAGGTCAATCTGCAAATTTTGGTACTTCAAATGGAATAAGTTTATTAAATAATTATACTAGTTTATATGATAATTATGTACAATTATGTTCAGTTTTGTATCAACCGGCAGTTTTTGATGAAACTTATTTTGATTTATCTGTATATCAGCCGGCATTAGCTACAGAATATCAAAATCAATCTTGTCAGAAAATTGAACAATCTTTTTCTAGTTTAACTACTGCAAATGTCAGTGTTGATGTTACAACTTTAGGAATTGGTAGTACAAATATTCCAAATGTAGATAACTATATATATAATAATATTGCAGATACTGGTATTTCAGATTTGTTAAATGCTTTAAATATCAATTTTAATCAACTTCCAGATTTTGCCAAATTCATAATTGCATTTATTCCAGACTTAAATAGTATAATTAATAGTGGTTTTGCTTTAGATGTCGGTTGGTTAGATAGATGTGTTTTAGCTCCAGAAACTCAAGATGGAATTCAATTACAAAATGGTATGATTTTACAATATTTTGCAGATGTTTTTGGAATGATTTTAGATTATACTCCTCTTGATTTTGCCGTATTAATGCCTGATTTTAATCCAGAAAATGTAACTCAAGATGACCTAATAGCAATTCTATCCGCAGATAAAACTGTAATTTCGATATTTGGAAATCTATTCAAAATGCATTTATATGATCCTTCTCCAGGCGGTACAAATATAGCTTATAGTTCAGAAATTGAAAACTATGCAGTTACATATGAGCAATTTTTACAAGTTCAAAAAATTGTCAATAAGAAATATGCAAATATTTGGTACGCGAAAATGGTAGCAAGTGCTACTATAGAAATTGCAAGATATCCTTACCAACAAAATTACAGTTATACATCTGGAAAAAGAACATTATCATATCAAGAATTTTTGAATTATTGGAAAACTAAGTGGAAATTTTATGGCATTTCAGATCAAGATTTGCAATTTGCACAACAATTAGGAGAACAATTACAAGGACAGGCAAAAATTGAGAATCAGATAAAATTAGCTCAAAAATCTGCAAAAACGAAACAATATAAGCCAATTTTCCATTATAAAAACTTTCAAAATATTGCAGTCAGATAACACAAAATCTAAACACTATATACATTATATAATATATATGTATTATGCTACTTGTATATTTTTTAACGGCTTGAGATAAAAGATATCATATGAAAATTGAAGATCCTTTTCAAAATATTTTTGGAGTTGTTAGAATTGCGATAGATAAAATTCGTGAACTTGAACAGAGAGGTCAAATTTATGGTTTATCGCGTTTTTTACCAAATTCAATAATTGTAATGAAAACTATTGATTATCCGCTTATTGTAGATTTATATATTCCTGGATTTACTTTTTATTTTCAATTTTCTATAATTCAAGATCAACAAACTAAGCAAATTTTTATAGATGATTTTCGCGTGGTTTATCCTCAACCTTACGCGAAACAAATTAATAGTACTGCAAATTTTGAATTATCTGAGGAGGAAAGTGAAGATGAGTGATCTTACTCTAACATTTGCATTATTTTCTACAACTGTAACTACATTATTTGCAATTGTTCAACTATATTTAAAAATTAAACAAGCATTAAAAGATGCAGTAAAAGAGATAGTAAATTCAGAATTATCAAATCTAAAGACAGAAATTGAAGAATTAAAAATAAAACAAGATGAATTATCAAGACAAGTTGAAGAAATAAAAAGAAAGTTAGATGAAAAATAAAATTTTTTTTACCAAGTGCCCCATTCATTACTATCTATAATTTTTATTTTTCCATTTTCTATCATATTTGCATAATCTCTTAGAATTTTTGGCAATACTTTTCTTAATTGTTCTTCTGTTGGTTTATTTGGAACTTGTTCTATAAGCAGATAAATCTTAACATGTAATGTTTTATCTTTTTCATCATATTGATAAAATATCATTTTTATCACTTCTTATTATATTCAAATTCAATTTTATAATTTAAATTATAATCATTACACATTTTTATTATTCTATCTATTAATTCTTGATCTTCAGAATTTACATGAAATGTCGTTAGTTTTTCGCATATTATTTTTAGCTTCACGTCCTATCACTATTATATATTATGTATTATGACAAATTTATACTATTCTAAGAATCTAGTATATAAATTTCTAATATCATATCTTTTTGCTAATTCTTTTAATTTAACACTTCTTTCTTCTCTATCTTGTAATTCTGTAGCTAATATAATTGCATTTGTCATATCTTCAATTTCAAATTTATGAATTTTCCATTTTTGTCCATGTTCCTTATCATAATATTCCTCAACTCTAGAAGATTTAATTAGTAAATTCCATTGCCAACTTGTAAATTCATCAAAAGGAGGCATTAATTGATGGATAACTGGAGTTCCCATACTCATACTTTCTAGAACTGGCATTCCAAATCCTTCAGTCCCACTAGGAACAATAACATAATCCATAGCTCCATAGAATGCAAATATATATTCCCTGGAATTATATCCAAATTCCGCAACAAAATGAACATTTTGTGGAACTTCATATTGAGTAAACTGTTTATGAGAAATTACGAAAAAGTGGATTTTCTTAGCTATATCTGGATATTTAGTATTTAGTTCATTAAAAACTTGTAACATTAAATCCATATTTTTCCTTTTTGTCAATCCACTAACAATTCCAAATTTTATACTATTTGGAAAATCTTTATCTAATTTTTGTCTCATTTGTGAAACTAATTTTTCGGCATTTTCTACAATTTTAAAATTAATTCCATGAAAAACTGGCAAATCGACCTGTAATCCTACTTCCTGAAGATTTATGGCGGAAAATTTTGAATTTGGTATAAATTTAACATCTTGTAATAAATACTTGTTAACAATTTCAATATTTGGAATTCCATCACAAGTTGTATAAAATAATTTCTTTCCTTGAAATTGATAAAAAGCATAAAGATATGGATTTAGAGATGGCGGATGGAATGGTATAAAAATGATCAATTTTTCAGCTTTTGGAATATAATATGGATTTTTTGTTATTGTCGCAATTTCTCCATTTTCTCTTAATACTTCAGCTATATCTTCTGAAACATTTGATATAGAAGAATAATTCATAGTTAAAATTGCAGTTTTCATAATTGAAATCTAAAAATTATGACAAAAATAAAGCTGACTGATAACTTAACCTATAATTCATATAATAAATATAATGTATATGGTTGATTGGATTTAATAGCATTTAAAAATGTCAAATCCAAATTTATCGCTATGGCACTTTTAGGATATGAATGCCCAATTTGTGGAAAAATTTATATAAAAAGAAAAAGTATGGTTACTCATTTAAGAAAGCATAATAAAAATTTAAAATTATCTAATTGTAGAAGGATAAGTTTAAGAACTGGAGAATATATAGAAATAAAGGCTGAAGAAGAATAAAGAAAAAAAGAAAAAAATAGCTTAAATATTTTAACTTACATATCCAGTTGGGCTTCCAGTTATAATATTAACTACAGCGTCAAGAACTTGTGGATTTGCGTTAAAGGCTGAAATATAATATGCTTTCAAACCGCTAATCATATTTACTAATGCCGGGCCACCACCAATCCTATTAAGTGCTCTAGCTATCTTTAATGCAAAACCTTGATAAACTGCCCTGTTAGGACCAGTTATTCCATATTGTGATAATACTGCACTAACATTTTCATTTATCGCGGTAAACTTAGGTACATTAGTCTGGAAATTTTGTTGGGCAACTGGAGCTACATTTGACAATATAGTACTAGCGACTGTTGGATTAGAAAATGCGTTAAATTTAGCTTGCCATTTCGCGTACCTTTGTGAATAACTTCTTGGCGTTCTGCCTTTTGCCATATTTGGTCAATTACAATTAATGATTTGAAATTAATAAATTTTCACGTCTTATACATAATATTATGTATATCACGTTTAACATTTGCAAAAAATAATATGAAAATAATTTCGGAGATTATATATTATATCATAGACTATATCATAGAATACGAAAAACTATTAAATTGTCATATTGTTCTAACTAAAATATGGAAATTGATATAAAGAATGAGTGTAGAAAATATATAATTCAATTTCGAAATTGGTTAGAAAGTAGATACTCTGACAATATTTATTTCTTTAATGTTTTTGAAGATGAAGAAATAATATTAATACAAATAAAAATAAATATGAAGAAGAAAGAATACGAAAAAATTGGAATGTCTATCTTAAAATATTTAGTTCATACTTTCAAATATCCAAATTATATAAAAGTAAATTGGAGATATGATAGAAATATGTTTAAAATCTCAGTAATTTGTGGAGAAATAAATATGTCAGAAACTGAAAATAAGAACTGAGAAAAGATGATTTTATCAGATAGAGATATAAAAAGATATATAAATTTAAATAGACTTGTAATTGAACCTTTAAGTGAGGATACAATTAGAGAAAATGGAGTAGACTTAAAAATTGGAAATGAAATAGTTAGAATAAAAGAAAATATGACGAAAGAAATAAGAGATGAATTTATAATTTATCCATATGAACATGTTCTCTTAACAACTAAAGAATATATAAAATTACCAAATGATATTATAGCATTTTGCAATTTAAGATCTACATTTGCAAGAAAAGGATTATTAATTCCGCCGACTATAGTAGATGCGGGATTTGAAGGACAATTAACTATAGAACTTGTTGGTTCTTCAATTCCAGTAAAACTAAAAACAGGAGAAAGATTTTTACACTTAATTTTTGCAAGAACTATAACGCCAGTCGAAAAGCCATATAACGGAAAATATCAAGGTCAAAAAGGAGTAACTTTAGCAAAAAATGATTAAAAAATCAAAAAAATAATATCTTATTTTTTATGGATATTTTATGCACTTTTCATAACTTTATTTTTTCAACTTTAGCTTTTGGAACTGGTTCATTTTTCATTTCGTCTACTACTAATTTCTCTATTGCTAACCTTATTACTTCTGACCTGTTCATCTTATGTTTCATAGCATAAGCCTCTAGTAATAGTAACATTTCATCTGGAATTTTAAATGTGACAATCTTCATCATTTCAAATCACTGCTCCCGAAAACTATTATTTCTCCAACTGTTATACTTACGCTATTATCTTTGCTAAATATCAATTCAAAACGATAATGTTTATTATTGATTTCTAGATATCCTACTATCCTATTTCTCTTTTTTGCATAAAATAGAATTTGTGGTTCTACTAAAAAATTAATATTTTTAGTTATTATATCTTTTATATCTTTTTTATTTAAACTTTTTATGACTTCTTCTACTTGACTCATGTTCTCTATTTTTACATTTTATATTATGACATTTTTATATCTTTTTACTCTTCTATTTTTTCATTAAAAAAGTGATATAATGCATTTTTGCTTAAACTCACAAGATTTACAGATATAATTATTAACTCCTGGAACTTTTTTATAATCTGTTTCTTTTAGATATTCTTTAAATTTCTTTATCCATTCAATAACTTTTTGATAATAATTTTCTAAAACTTTTTCATCAATTTTAAATTGCTTAACTTCTCTAGTGTTTCTATTTAAATATATAATATATACATTATTGATTTGATAATTTTGCTTTTTCAAAATATGATAATATAATGCGACTTGGTATAAATGATATTCTTTTACTTGGAAATAATTATAACTAATTGTTTTAATTTCCAATAAGTCATTATTACAAATTATATCAATTCTACCGCTAATTTTCATTCCCTCAACTTCATCTTTAATTTCAACTTCAGTTTGACAATTCAATTTTTCTTTAAAATATTGTTCAATTCTCTCATGATATTGTTCTCCTAGATCAAGATAAATTTCATTTATTCCTCTCTCAAATTCAATATTTCTAGCAAGATAGCTTTTTCTATAACAAATACCAACTTCACTTGGAAAAATTGTATCACTAGGATATTTAACTTTAAAACTTTCTTTTATATGATCTTCATAATTCATTTTCACCATCCTCCTAAATTGCTAAATCTCATTAGATTTACAATTTTATTACATACTTCTTCATTTGAAACTTTTCCAATTTGCAAATCTATATCTAAAGCTTGTAAAAGTATTTGAATATCTATAGATTGTTCTTTTCTTCTACTTTCTAGATTTCCACAGTCCGCATAATTTGTAGTTCTGTTAATTTTTTCCTGAATTAATTCCACTAATGCTCTTAGAATTGAAGGATAAAGAACTCTAGCATTTATTATTTTATCATAAGTTTTCTTAATTGCTAATTGAATAATATGAATTCTATCTAAAATTGCCGGCGTAAAAATTTCATATTGTTGTAAATATGATTCTATATCTGGAGTTTGATATTTATCTAAAGTTAAAGAGAAAGGATTTCCAGCATAAATAATTGGAATACATTTTTGAATTGTAGCAGATTTACTTTCTGTACCTGCTCCTCTTGTCCAAATGCAATTTTCAATTCCAGTAGATAATGTAGAATTTATAGAATTTAATTCTTTAACTGCATATCCATCTTTCCAAGTTTGTATTTCGTCAAAAATTAATCCGTTTGATAAAAATACTGAACCGTACATATTATTTCTAGCATCATAGATCAAATTTGCATAAGTTGGAGGTTCTGTATAATAACGAAAATTGAAAACTTCTTGTAAAATCATAAATGTTGTAGTTTTTCCAGTACCTCTATTTGAAATTTCTATTGTGTTTATCTGTCTTTTAGTAATTGGAGATTTGAAAAGTGGGAATAATCGTGGTAAAGTTAAGAAAATATCATCTGAATCCATCTTTTGTGAATCATATCCAAAAGCTTGCAATAGAATAGCATAAGTTAAATGTTGTTTATCAGCTTCTTCTAGAATTTCTTTTGCAATTTCAAAATTATTAGGCGGTTCTATAGAAAATATTTCATCAATAAACCAGTTTTCTGATCCTTTTTTGATCTTTACAAACATATATGAAGAAATAAGATTATAAAAATCATCTGGATTATCAGCAATTTCATGTGGATCAAAATCTCCAGTAAAACCATTTTGAAATTTTGCAATTACTAGATCATCTTTAACTTTAAATCCAGTAATTTTACTTATAAATTTTATTTCGTTATAATATGGCAAATTAGCACTAAAATATTGAGAATCAATTCCTCTCTTGTAAGCTTTCAAAATCTCAATTTTCTTATTTTCTTCAACTTGTTTTTCGCCAAGAATTAGACTTAAAATTCTTTCATTATCTCTTGGATTATAAAAAAAAGAATGACTTTTTAACTTTTCAAATAATTGAAGATTCTGTTGTGTAGTTTCATTCATGAAAAAAAAATGACTTTATGACGTTTTAAAACTCCTCCTCTACGTTCTTCTTTCTGCTTTTCGTACTAGGTTTTTCTTCTTTTTCTTCTTGTTGCTCCATGTCTAGTTCTTCTTCTTGAACTGTGCTATTATTCCTTGGAGTAAACTTTACATATTCATTAAGAAAGTCTGCATATTTCTCTAGAAACTCTGCAATCAATTTTAAATCTTCTGCGTCTTGTGGCGTTATTCCAATTTGTTTCCTGAAATTGTTTTGACTATGGATTGTCATTGAATATCTTATTGAACCATTCTGTGGAACCGCATTTAATTGTACAACAATTCTTTTTATTCCCTTTATCTTTAAAATTCTACTAGCTATCTTGTTTTGTTCTTTAGCTTGTTTTCCTAATTCATCCAGTATTTGTTTAAGGGACGCCATGTTTCTCCCTCTAAAAATATCTTTTAATTATGACATTTTTATATCTTTTTAATTTCATAATATGAAGAGAAATATAGAATTTCCAATATATAATATGAGAAATAAAAAAGAAAAAGAAAAAAAAGATTTAACTTAGATTAAAGAATACAGATCTGATTATTTTCGATAATGGTTTTTTATATTTTTTTGATAATTCTTGCAATTTCGCATAATATAACATATCTACTGTAAAGAATACTTTTTCATCATATAAATCTGCAGTTTCTTTAATTTCTAGTGTTCTTTTTCCTTCTAAAATATCATCTAATTGTTTTTTTATCTCTTCTCTTTTTTCGTAAAAAATTTGTTTTACTTCACTTGGAACTCTTAGGCATATATACTTTCTACGCTGGATCTCTAGCCACCTCGCTTATAAAAATTTGTGATTATACATTTTTAAACCTTTCGCCTTTCTGTCGACATAAGTTTTTAAACGTCATTTCCGCACGTAATATTGTGGATTTGAAAAAAGTTTTAAATTTTCATTTTTCTTATACTTATACTTATTTCATTACTATTGCAACTAATTATAAATATGGAGATACTGAAAAAATTTTTAAAAAATTTCGTAGTTATATTTATAATCATGACAAAAATTCACATGTATTTTCTATAAAGGAAACCACAAAAAATTCAAATGGTCTTCATTATCATATTTTAGTTTTCACGAATAAAAAACTGGATTATTCTAGAGTTCACAAACATATGCCTCCTCATACTGATATAAGAATCGAATTAATTCCAAAAAATATAAGTGATATAAAAAATGTATATAAATATATGATAAAGACAAAAAAAGATATAAAAATGTCATAAATCAAAATGAACAAACGAGGAAAAATGCAAACTCAAGAACAGAGTCAAAAAAAGAAGCAAAAAGCAGTATTTGGAATTTATATGGACAAGGATTTGAAAACTAGACTGAAAGTATACTGTGCAAAAAATAATCTTCAATTAACTCAAGCTATAGAAGAAGCAATAAGAGAGTATTTGCAAAAACGAGGCGGTTAAAAAAACCAAATTAAAGATATTTTCTTTTTTTTATCAACTTATTTCTAAAGCTATATATCATATATATTATATAATGTATATGGTTTGATTTACTTGCTATGAAATTTATATAAAAAAATTTTGTTATTGTCAATAAGAATTTAATGAAGTTTTACTTACAAAAAGGAGACATCATATACATTATATTATGTATTAGTTTTGAGTCTTTATTTATGTCTTAAACTGCACAAGAGCTTATGGAACTTGAAAGAAAAAGTTCTGGAATTGTAAAATCATTTAATATCCTAGATATTTTTTCAATAAATCTTCTCTATATAGGAATTTTAAGCGGGATAAGTTATCCATTATTTGTCAGTAGTTTGCTAAAAAATGTTAACTTATTATACGCAATTTTAATTGGAGCAGTATTTGAAATTCCACTATTATTAATGTATTATCGTTTAACAACAAAATATCCACTTAATGGCGGTGATTATGCATATATTAGAACTGCATTTTCTTCAAAATTCTTTACAATTTTTGGAATTTCATTATGGTTAACATATGTACTATCTCAACCAATCTTAGGTGATCTTGTACTCTTAAACTTTAATATTCAAAATCAATTTGAACAATTTCTAATTGTTGAATCTTTATTTCCTATTGTTTTACTAATTATCGCTAATAAGAGAATATATGCAAAAATTGTTGATATATTAGCAATTGCACAAATAATAGTAGCATTATTTATAGTTTTTAAATCATTTAATTTTCAATATCAAAACTTCACAATTTCTAATACTTTATTATCTGCATTACTATTTGATTTATCAGCGTTTATATTCATAAATGCAATCAGTTACATAGCTGGAGAAATAAAAAATATTAAAAAATCTAGTATGGTCGGATATTTTGTAAGCTATTTAGTAGTCGTGATACTTTCAATTCTAGATAGCTATTCAAATTTGTCAATATTGTTTGCATTAATGCCAATTTGGTTCTTTAGTTACATGCCAATTGCAAATAAAATCCAAAGTAGATTAATTCAAACTATGAGTTTCGATAAAGTATTACCTGAAACATTTAGCAAAATAAATCCAAATATTTTATTATTGATTTTTGCGACAGAAACAATAGCAAATGTTCTAGAAAATCTACTTGGATTTAATATATCTTTTGGACTTGATGGTTTATTGTTCATCTTCTGGAATTTCATAATTGTAGCATTTGCATATTTGAAACTCATGAATGATAAAAAATTATTTTCTATAGTTCTAACATCTTTAGCAATTCAGATATTTCTATTCTTCTACTTAGGATATCAAAATCCAATATTTTATAAATTTGTAATCTCTGGAAATATAGAAGATACAATATTAAGAATTATAATAATACCAATAATAGGATCTATAGTATACTTATTAAGAAGAAATAAAATAAATGTCATACCAAAATAGAAAGTTATATGAAATTAGTATTTGAAATAACATCATCAAAAGAACTATTACTCAAGACAAATTTTCCAGTTTTGATTAATCAATTACATAACAAAAAAATAACTTGGAAAAATGAAACTTGGGTTGACAGTGGCGGTTATCAAATTAGCCTTTACAATTTGAAAATTTCAGTAAAAGATGTATTAGAAAAATATAAAACATATAATGCTTATGCATTTTTTTCTCTTGATATTCCATCTATTTTTGAACCATTAAATAGAAAGAATTTCGAATATTTCGAATATCTATATACTAAAATTGAATATATAGAAAGAATTATCCCAGTTATACATTTATATCCAATTAGAGAAGTAGATGAAGCCTTAGATTTTTATAAACAATACACTGATTATATAGCATTTGGCGGAATAATTGCATCTAGTAAATTAAAAATTTTAATCTATACATTTCCTTGGTATTATTATCTAAGAAAATACACAAAAAAACTTCATGTTCTAGGAATGTCTGCTCCATATTTTCTCCAAACTTTTGATAATGCTAATTCTATGGATACTTCAACTTATACAAGAATTTCAGGTTTCAGAGAGATCTTTTGGTTTGATGGTTCTAGAAGATATGTAGGCGATAGAAAAAAAAGAACATTAACAAAAGAAGAAGAAGAACTATTATATGAATTTTTAGATAAGACAAATTTTCCATTTGAATATGATCTTTCAAATGTAAAAATTTTACAAACTATAAATGCTTGGATTTTAAAATATAATAATTGGAATATTGAAAATAAATATACGATATATGCTAAGAAATTAAAAAAAATGGGACTAGATAGTCTAGTTAATGAGATAATTCAAAACTATAAAATTGCAAGTGAAATAAAGAAAAATAAGCCACAAAATATAAAGAAAAGTAATAATGATTTGGAAATTGAATTAGAAGAATAATAAATTAATCAAATAGCATACTTAAATATTGTCTTCTTCATTCTCAGATTCTGATCTTTTCTCTCTCCAACCGTAAATTTTTCTTATATAAATTTTATTCGTGTCTTTAGTATAATAAAATGTCAACTTAATAACAATATTATCATTCTGATAATATATAAATTCTTCAATAATTTCGCTATTACTCTTGATTTTATTTCTTGAATCTGGAACTCCTACAAGATATCTTAATCCATTTTCAGTAATTTCAAATAATTCTTTAAATTCAAATTCAAAACTTTTCATTTCTTGATTTTCAAAAAATACATATAGAACTACATCTAAATCTTCAAATTCCATTTTTTTCTCACTATGTTTTCGATAAAACTATGACAATTTTAAATTTTCATTCTAGGAAATTGCTAAAAAATAGAATTATTATTCCGAACTTGAGAAAAATTAAAGATAGAATTAGTTAATTATAGAAAAAGAAAAAACATATAAAAGAAGAATTAGAAAGAGAAAATAAAAAATAAAATAACTTAAAGCTTACCAAAAAGAGTCTTCATCAAATGATTCATGACTCATCTTATAGTGAAAATCTAACTCATCTAAATCTGTAGCTACAAAACTACACATTCTGCAAAAATAAACTTTATTCTTTTTGTTTTCTTTCTTACTCATTTTCGTTTTCATTTTTCTTACCTCATTCTTATATATGTAAAAACTAATATTTAAAGTTTTCTCTATCTTTTTACGTTTGTATCTCTCTAACTTTTTATGTCTCTATATTTTCAACCTCTTGAATTAGTATCACAAACTTGAAAAAAACAATCGAGAGAATTGGCTAATTATAGAAAAACAAAAAACATAAAAAAGAAGAAAATAATAGAAAATAAAAAAAGAAAATAAAAAATGATTAATGAGTTGTAATTTGAGGAATTGTCTCAGGCTTTAACGTCAATACAAGTCTATTTTCTTCTGTCCTTACTTTTACTTTTCCGGTAAATTGTATATTAAACTCGTATCCATTAGCATTACCGTTAATTTCTACTTCTTTTTCTACTCTATTGACCCAAATTGAAATATTTAGACCCGTCGTCTCTATTGAAATTTCGCCATCATAATCAACCTTAATGGCACCGTCTCTAACGAATAAATATAGGTAACTTTGAGTCGTCATAGTATCAATTTTCCCATTATGGTAGTTACTCACGTAATTAAAAAATTTGTATAACTTCTTGACTTGCGGTTGAATTTTTTCTTCTTGACTTTCTAAATTTATATTTACGGGAAATTCGATTTCTTGACTCATCTTTCTTACCTCAATATTATATTTGTCAAACTACTATATAAAGCTTTCTCTATCTTTTTACATCTCTATCTCTCTATTTTTTCATCTCTCTGATTTTTTAACTTTTAGAAATAGTATTCCTAATAAAAAAATTATGAAATTAGATTAATTGATTTTTCAAATTTAACACTTAATAATTTTAATTCATAATTTTCATATTTAAATTTTAGTCTAGCTTTAGTAATAACTTCAATTTTCTCACTTTTGTTTTTATAACTTTTTTCGAAACTATATTCAAAAACATTATTTGGTTTAAGTATATTTTCAAGTATATATAATGGAATTATATCACAAAATTTTTCAAATTTTTCTATTATCTTTTTTTCGATACTTTTTCTTCTTAAAGTTTTAAATATATTTTTTCTTTCTCCGACAATTTTCACATATTTTTCGCTTAGTTTAATTATTTCATTTGGAATATCTTGATAGCCCATATTTCTCACTAATAAATTTCGATAAAACTATGACAATTTTAAATTTTCATTCTAGGAAATTGCTAAAAAATAGAATTATCATTCCAAACTTGAAAAAAATTAAAGATAGAATTAGCTAATTAGAAAAAAAGAAAAAAACAAAATTATCTTGGATATCTAATTAATTGTATTGAATCAATAAAAATTCTTTCAACATTAAAATGACTTTCAATAATAATTCGTTTTAATTCTCTAGTATTATCAAAAATAAATATATCATATCTCTTTTTTTCACGCCCGATAGTAAACCAGTAATGTTTAACATCTGCATAAATTAAAACTTCTATCACCCATTCGAATTCTTGAATGTGTAAGTCTATTGAATTTTCAAAACTGACAACTTTCTCACCGATTATATTTTCTTGTATTAATCTTTGAACTGTATCTATTACTTCTTCCATATCTTTATTCATACTTTTTCTCACCTCTATATTTTCTTTTAGATTATGACATTTTTAAATTTTTATTTATCATTTCATCTCTCCATTTTTTCAACTAACTGGAATAATATTACAATTTTGAAAAAAATAGTTCATAGTTTTAGTTAGTAAGAAGAAAAAGAAAAAGAGAAAATTAAAATGAAATTAAAAAATTAAAAAAATAGGATTACTTTCTAATTTTCCTCCAAAAATGCATTTCTAAAACAAATATTTTCTCATCTTTGACATAATAATCAAGTTCAAACTCTAAGTATTGATTTTCAAATTCCCACCATTCAAAAGTTTCTGTTATATAATTGTCTCCAACAACTTTTTGAAGAGGGTCTGCATTTTTCACAAGATCTTCAAACTCTTGCTTTGAAATTTCGACCTCAGGATCAAAAAATAAATCTATTTCTTTTATTTCGGAATTTTCAAATATTACATCTAACATTTTTTCTAATTCTTTGTAATTCATTTTTCTTTCCCCAACATAATCTATGTATCTTCTGCTATTTAAATCTTTCTCTATCTTTTTACTTCTCTATCTCTTTATTTTTTCACCTCTCAATTTTTTCAACCTTTAGAATTAGTATCACAATCCTGAAAAAAACTAAGCATAATCTTAGCTAATTAGGAGAAAATAAAAAATAGAAAAAAATAGCATTAGAAACTAAGAAGAAAAAAAGAAAACTTAACTTCTTAACAACTCTCCAAATATTGGCGAACTTTTCGCACGCTAACGCCCAACAAATACGCTATTTTCTCAATTTTTATGCCCTGTCGGGCTAGCTCGTGAGTCACGCTAACTAGATCATCCTCACTTTCTACGTAATATATTGTGTTCCCAACTCTTACTTGTCTTTTCATTTCTTACACCTTGATATCATATATGCATAAACTAGTATTTAAAGTTTTCTTCAACTTTTTACGTTTGTATCTCTCGACTTTCAATAAGAAGTTTCCAATTTTTATCATCGCTGCATATATAAATTGAAGGTTCCAATTTTTCTATCTCCAATTTTTTAAAAAAGGCCACTTTTTATTCCTAGCATGAAACAAATTGATTACGAGCGGTGAAAAAGTCTAAAAGAATCTATTTTGAACTGAAGAATAATTATATAATTAATAACTACTATCTAGCTAATTAGCTAATATATATAATATACTAATTAACTAATTAGCATAATATACAAATATATAAATATTAAGATATTACGATTGTAATAATATTAATATATATAAAAAAATAATAAAAAAAAGAAGGATAGTCCTCACTAACATAATTAAATGCCTTCTGCTAGTATTTAAACTTTTCTCTCTAAACTTCCAATTTCCTCCATTGCAAACGCAAAAAATTGAAGCATAAATTACTAATTGCAAACTAAAAATTTGGAAATTATATAATATATTATAATATACGAATATGTTTAGTATATTTATAATTTTCAGCCGTAAAAGTTTTGGTTTCTCCTAATTATTAATTAATAATTTAATAGCTCCTAATATATATATATCTGGAAATGTATAATTATTTGGAATTTAGGAATTTACAATTAAGCAATTTTATAATATAAATTTCAACAAATGATAGAATATTTGGAATTTTGTAATTTCCAATTTACATAACTAATTGGAATAATTTTCCAAAGTGAACAATTAATTGGAATTTTGGAATTTTCAATTTTATTAACTTTTTGTAATAAATTTCCAAGGTGTACAATTTATTGGAATTTAGGAACTTAGGAATTTACAATTTAGTTAACTTATTGGAATATTTTTACAAGGTGTAGAATTAATTGGAATTTAGGAACTTCCAATTTATTAACTTTATTTTGAAAATTACGCAAAATGACAGAATAATTGGAATTTAGGAATTTAGGAATTTTCAATTTATTAACTTTGGTGCGAAAAAAACGAAAAAAACGAAAAAAATTGGAATTTCCAATTTATCTCATTAGTTGCGAAATTTACGCAAAAAATGAAAAAAACTCCTAATACCTTCTTAATGTTTTATAATTGTAGAGTAGTAAAAAGGAAATGGGAGTTTTTTTCATTTTTT